AAACGTCTCGAAGTCGATATGGGCGACGAGGGGTTCGGTCATGCCTAGAACAGGCTCTCGGGGTTAATGCCGTCCGGCTCGATGTTGATGCCGGCGTAGGCTTCGGCACCGTCACCGCCACCGCCCGAGAAGCGACGATCGTCGCCGACCTTCAACACGGACGACAGCCCGTAGAAGACGTTCGGGTTCTGCGGGTTGCGGCCGTGGAAAGCCGACAACGTGACCATGTACCACGCCCCGCTGTAGAACTTGGCCACGCGCTCTTCGGTGGTGCCGAAGACGCCCGACGGTGCGCCGTTCACGAACTCCTGCAAGGTCGGCGGGAAGTCGAGGTTGGCGTTCGGCGCGACGTAGAAGGCACCGGGCACGAAGCCGGACAGGGTCTTGCCCTGCGGGTTAGCGCCGCCCTCGGCAGGGGCGACCTTGTCGGCCTGATCCTTGATCGGATCTTTGAGGCCGATGCCCTGCGGGTTCTTGGGGAACGCCGTCGGGATCAGGTCGGCACGAGCCTTGCGCAGGGCGGTCAGGTCGTAGCCGGGCGGAAACAGCAGTGTCATGCCGAACTTGCCCTTGACGATAGTGCCAGCGGCGTCGGTGCTGTCCTTGGCCGGAGCAGCGACGTTGACGAAGGCACCGCGTCCGAAGACACGCACGTTGCCGCTCGGCAGGAGGGTGGCGGGGTTCTGCGCGGCGACCTTGGCAATCCAGTCGGCGGGCTTGTCGGTCTGCATACGTTCGAGATCGTAGTTCATAGCTAGTTTCCTGTTTTCCTAGAGCGTCAGATTGATGGAACCGAAGTCCCGAGCGATAGCGTCGACGCCTTCACGCTTGTCGCTTTCCTTGGCCAGAGTGAGGCCCGAGCTTTCCTTGAGGGTGAAGGCCAAGGACGTCTCGTCCAGCGCTTTCTTCCTCGCATCCTTGTCGGTCACCGACGCCTTGATCAGGCGTTCGGCTTCCGTAATCGTCACCAGCTTGCGCGGGCGGCTGTCGTCCTCGTCGATGCCAAACATGGCCGAAAGGTGTCCGGCGATCTTCGTCTCGTCGTCGATCCATTTGCGCCGGCCAATCTTGTCGACCAGCTTCCAGCCCGGAACCGGCACGCCCTGCGTCAACAGGTCATCGACCTGCGCGCGGACCTGCTTGCCCCACTCCTCGATGATCTCGATGGCGACGAGAACCTGGCCGAGGCGCGCAGTGTCCAGCGCCTTGACGTCCGGCAGGCTGCGCGGCGTGACGAGCGTGATGTCGTTGAAGTCGAGGCGCGAGGCTTCGAGGGCTTGGCGTTCCTTGGCCGGGCACACACCGGCTGCGTCGCACCAGCGGCACCACTTGCCGGGTGTCAGGTCCGTGTCGCGATTGATGACGCGAACACCGTGTATCGCCTTGGCCGCAGCGATGGCCGCTTCGGCCTCGCCCGCGAACTCAATCACCTCGGCCACGGGCAGAGCCCAACGCTTCACACCGCCGTCGTTGTCGTCGGCATCGCGGGTGCGGGGCTGGACGATGACGAGTTCGATCTCGGCCACAGGCCAGTCGTTCGTCAGCAGTGCGCCGGCGGCGTAGAACTTGAGTTGCGCGTTGTCCTCGGCCGAGACGCTGACGCCTGCACCGTGCTTGTAATCGAAGATCGTCAGCTTGCGCAGCGACGGGATGTAGACGATGGCGTCGTTGGCCCCGAAGACCTCGCCGGGTTCAGCCGTGGCGATAGGCAGGACAAAGCGCTGCTCGACGTAGAGTTCGGCGTCAGGCGCGAAGGCCAGTTCGGCGTTGACGGCGTCGAGGTAGACGTTGACGGCGTCGGTCATCTCCTTGGTCGGGACGATGGTCTTCGTCTCGCCGTGGTCGTCGTAGTCGAAAGGCTGGTCGACGTAGAAGTGCGAACTCCATTCGCCCTGCTTCAAGCAGTGTTCGGCCAGGGCGTGAGCCGCCGTGCCTTCGCTGGCGTAGGCGCTGCTGGCGCGGGGCGGGACGCTGGCGACGAGAGCCGTCGAGCCTGCGCAGTTCATCCACCGATCAGCGATCGAGCCGCCGAAGGTCGAGTGGGCAGAGGTGTCGTGTTCAGAGGACATGTGGTTGAGATCCGAGAGGAGGGTGCCCTGTCGCCGTGAAGCGACAGGGCAGAGGGGTCAGCCCGCCAGCGGCAGGAGGGCGTCACGGACGGCGGCGTAGTGCTCGACGGCCACAGCCGACAGGCCAGGGGCACCGTTGGCCGCAGCGCGGACGGCATCCTGGCAGGTCTTCGCCGAGTTGGCGTTGAGCGCCTTGGTCATCAGGGCCTTGAGGTCGTCAAGGGTGACGGCCTCGTCAGCCGACGCAGCGGGCTGCTCGATCACGACAGTCTCCTTCGCACCCTGTCCGCTGTTCTGCGCGGCGAGGACAGCCGGGTCAACGGTCGTCGGCTGGACGGGCGGCTCGGGCTGGCCGACCTGCTCGGGGGCGGCGGGCTCTTCGGCCTTGGGCTTGGCGGCGCGCGTTTGCTTGGGGACAGCGGCGGCAAAGGCGGCGGGGGCCGCGCTGGTCAGTGCAACAGCACCGCCGAGGCGGTTGGCGATAGCGACAAACTCGTCGCTGTCTTCGGTTTCGATGGTGAGGGTGTATTTGGCCACAGGTGTCTCCTTGTGTGGTGAAGTGAATAAACGGTTATGCGGGTTCGGAGGCGGTGTCAACAGTAGCCTCCCACGAAAAGCGACGCGGTGGTGTAGGCTGAAAGAGCAGCGGGCGTTTGGCCACGCAGACAGAGTTGCGTGGCGCGGGAGTGACGAAGCGACGGCGGGGCTCGGCATGGTGGCGCTTGCCGCCACCGAGTGTGATGCCAAGGCGGTCACACCGGCCGATCACCGCATTGCGCGAGGTGTTGAGTTCCACGGCGATCTCGCCGGCAGACTTGCCTTGTCTGACAAGGGTGCGGAGCCGATCGGTCTTGGCTTCGGGCCATGCGGGTGCGGAGGGCATTAGTTCTGTCCTTCTGGAGGTGGTTGGATTTTGGCGATGGCGGCTGTCTTGCGCGCCACGGTGTCGGTTACGACGTCGTCGATGCTGTTGGCCAGCGAGATGAACCGGGCGCGCACCTGCTTCTCCTGGCCGACGCGGTGGACGCGCATAAGGGCCTGGGCGTTGTCGGCCGGTGACCACGAGCTTTCGAGCATGACGATGTCGGCCGCAGCCGTCAGCGTCAGGCCTGTGCCGGCGGCTCGCACGTTGCCGACGAACACGCGCGTCGCCGGGTCGTTCTGGAAGGCCTCGACAGCCTTGACACGCATCGCCTCCGGCACCGAGCCGTCGATCATCACGACGCCGAAGCGCGCCAAGCCCTCGGCGACGAGCGACAGCGCCCGCTTGTGGACGCCCATGATGACGACCTTCTCCAGCCCGTTGTCCAGTTCCTCTTCCATCAGCTTGACGAAGGCAGGTGCTTTGGCCTCGCCGACGAGGCGGCGCAAGGTGGCGATGTGCTGCGCCTCGATGAACGACAGCCCGCCCTGTTCGATGGCTTCGAGGATAGCGCCTTCGAGCCCCGGCCACTGGCGCAGCAGGTCGCGGATCTCGGCGGTGTCGCCGTCCACTGTCTGCGTCGTCAGCCAGATCGGCGGGATCTGCAACCCAGCCTCTTCCTTGGTGCGGCGCAGGCTGTGCTGGCGGATCAGGTGGCGCAGTTCGCCGACCATGTCGTCGCGCGGCGTCTGCCGTGCGCTGAACGCACCCATGCTGGACTTGAAGTAGCGGTTGGTGAAGGCGGTCAAGGTCAGGGTCGTCGCCCCTACGAACCGCATCCATGGCCAGATGTCGACCGGGTCGTTGGGGATCGGAGTTCCACTCAGAAACCAAACGCGCGACGCCCACCGCGCCAAGCCCTTGCGGCCGTCGCACTGTGTGCCGAGCATGGCGCGTGTCCGTGCGGCAGCAGGGTTCTTGAGGTAGTGGCAGTTCCCTACGAGGACGCCGTTCGCAAAGTAGTTATGTGTGTCTTCAACTTCGAGGTTATAGACGGTAAGTCCGCCAGAACCTCCGCGTTCTTGAACCTCAACACCGACCACCCGAGAGCAGACAGTATCTTGGTTTTGCGGGCGTCCAAAAAACGCCACCGTTTCGTGTTGTGACTGTTGCCGTCCACTTCGATCGCCAGTTTGATGTCCGCTATGCCGATGTCCACCTTGTAGTGGTGCGGCAGCGAGGGAAACTTCTCTTTCACGGGCGCGGTTAGCACCGTCAACTCCATCGCCGTATCGGGCAGCCCTAGCGCTGCACAGAGCGCTTTCTGCGGTTCCGTCAGAAAGCCGTTGCCACCTCTCTTTCCTAGCCAAGTCTGCCCTTTGCGAGACCTGGATGCCGCGTCCGCTTTGGCGCGAAACACCGGATCGGCGTTCAAGCGCTTCATCCGCTCCGAAGCATCGGGACGCGGACGACCTGTCTTGGCCAAGGTTGCAGCGCGAACCATCTTCTCCATCTTTGAATGGTCGGGTTGATGCGTCGTGCGCCACAGGGCCGAACAGCTTTTCGAGCAGAACCGCGTCGTCGCTTTCTTGCGCGGCTGCCGATATTCCTTTCGGCACCACTCGCAAAGTGTCGCCGGGCCGCAACGATCCGGCTTCGATGTAGCCTCGTTCATCTGTCCAGACCTTGTGGTTTAGTGTCGCCTCGAATCGACCTTCTTCGTGCAGGACCACGGCTGTTCGCAGGCTTGTTGTTTTTATATAACGGGACACCGGCTTAAGAACAAGGCCATTTTCTCCTTGGCTCCATACGCGAACCGGCAATTCGTTCTCTACGATTTTCTCTATCGGCAAGCGGCCGCGCTCTGTGTCAACCATGGTGCCCGCAGGGAAGCACTCGTCAAATACGATGGCGTCGAACAGGTCACCTTCGATCTTCGGAGCCCACTTCGCTGCCATCTCGTAGGACAGCAGCAGGACGTCGGCCTTGCCCTTGAGCCAGACGCCGAGGTCGGAGATCGAGCGGCCCTTGATGATGCGTCGGCGGTAGGTCGAGAACTTTTTAAATTCTCCAACCCAGACCTCGCGCACGGCCGCAGGGCACACGACGATGATGCGCTGCGCGCAGACGCGGTCGAGGGCACCGATAGCCTGGGCCGTCTTGCCTACGCCCATCTCGTCGAAGAGCCCGGCGCGCTCAAGGGCGGCAAGGTAGCCCGCGCCTTCGGCTTGGTAAGGGAAGAGGGGAAGGGGGTTGTTCACAGCGCAGACATCACGGCTTCGACGAAGGCTTGGGCTTGCGGCGCGACGATGGCGTTACCGTAGCCGCGCAGTCGTCCCACGCGGGCGGCAGCCCCATGAGCCAGCGGGAATGTGCCGGGTTCAACTGGCCGCCACTTTCCATCCCGGCATCCGAGCCAGTCAGCATCTCGCCAGAGGCCGTTAGTCGT